TTGATAGATATCAGGCATCGGTGTCAGTCAACTCGTATCCGTAGTATGGATGGTACGACTTCCCGTTTTCCTTCGGCGCCATCTTTTTGAGGATCTCTTTGCGCGCAGCTGTAGCCCAGCGATATCCAGCATCGCCACCCCATGCAGCCCATGCCACGCGACCAGCGGACGGATAACCATCCTCACCTGGTCGGAAACCTTCGGCCTGCTTGTCTACTTCGTGACGTCGAAAGAAACTGTACATGCGAAGGACAGTCGACTCACTGAGCTTCTCGCCATTGATGATCTGGTTCGCCCTGGCCCATGCGACAGCGGTTCCGCCATCACGACCAGCATCACGCCATTCGATGGCGCGCTGTGCTTCCTCCTTCATTTCTTTGGAGGGAAAGAACTTCAGTCCTGACTCAGATGCATCGTCGAATGCCTTCGTCTCTTCCTGGCGCACTGTGACAGGCAACAGGCCGAGGTGCTCGATAGAGTTCAGTCCAACAGCCTGGAGTGCAGCTTCTGGTTCAAAACCAGCACGAATCAAAGCACCGGCAGCGCCGACCAGCTTCGCAGTCTCATGGGCAGTTCGAGCAGTCGACACAGGCGCAGCATCAGGGACCAGAAGTTCCTGCGCGCCGATCTGCACAGGGACAGCGGTCGGATGGTAATAACCGAGGTCATCATCCGATGGCGTCACACCAGCGACACGCTTGGCTGTTGCGAGATCCACGATGCCACTCTTGTATAGTCGCTCCGCTCTCTCTGCGTCCTCATTGAGGTCAGCCTGGAGTGATGGAACATTTGCAACATCGAACTCGAGGTAATCGCCTGGTTGCGTTTCTTCGTAGTCTGGGAGCAATGCGATGGTCAGCGCTTCGGACATCTGGCGCATCAGTGGAATCATCCCGTCAGTCCACGCGCTTCGTGTTGCTTGCTCGAGGTTCGAGTATGTTGCGCGCTCGAGGCCACTGCCGAGTTGAAGGACCAGCGGATTGAGACCGAGAGCTGCACACACGCGCTCCTCCGGTTTGCGTCGGATCTCATCGAATGCCATCTCACTCGGTTTGTGGCTGACCTGCTCGACCTTGAATGGTCCAGTCATCACCAGGACACTTCCAGCGTTATCGCCTGTGAAGTCCTGCTGTAGTTTCCGTTTCGTCTGACGTGCATCGTCTTCGCTGAGGTCTTCTACGCCACCCTTATAGTCAGGACCGACCATGATGCTTGGCATGCCGCCATTGCGGACCATACCGAATGCGGCTGATGCGGCCACGTTGTCGGTGGCGATCTCACGAAGGACAGACGTGACAGGAGAGCGCCCGAAGCGACTGTCCTGCGGATCTCGACCATAGCGGATGTGAATAAGGTCCTCGAGCGCGATGTCGTATGACGTGCCATCGACGGTGTACTGGTACTTGATGAGCGGATTGATCTTATTGCCGACAGGTCTCATCATGTCAGCCGCTAGATATTGCAAACCAACGACACGACCAGACACGCGCACCTTCCGGAAATAGGCGTTTCCGAGCAGCTGGTAGTCAGGGAGAATCCACGACCACACGAGCGAAGGCGGAACGTTCGGTGTTGGCTGTGCGAGCAGCTGCAAGATCGGGTGATCTGCGACTGTCTCGACCTGTCCATCAGGCATCGGTCGACGGACAACAGGGACACCCTGCGACCAGTTCCTGATGTACCAGTCCATGCCGATCGCGACGATGCTGTTCAGCATCAAGTCGCCAGCCTGGTTTCTCCAGTTGAAACTTGAGCCTGGAAGGTTACGTGTCAGCAGGGACCAAAAGTCGCCGTTACCTGTGCCGGTGAAATAGGAGGTCTGTCGCTGAATCAGCGGCGGCGGAAGCAGCGCAGACGGTGAGGCGGTTGCTTTGCCTATGAAGCGATCAAAGAGTCCCATGTGACTATTGTGTCCTTATCATGCGTTATACTGCACCCCACCCACCGCCACGGCCCACGAGCTCGTCGTACGCGTCAGTCAAAGCATCGACTATGTCGTCATTCTTGCCGAGCGGGAACGTCCGCATTTCGTCCAGGAGTTCGCGATTCCACGAAGCTGCAACCATGTACACGTTTCCGCCAGCGACCTGACTCGCGAACGGTTCAGCGCGCACATCCTTCGAGCCGGTCACCGGCAGGACTGTCACAGCACTACCATGCAGGAGTCGGAGCATGTGCATCGCTTGACTCTTGCCAGCCTGGCCCGGGTCCTGCGGTAGTCGGATCCTGATACCACGTCCATCGAGAGCAGCTGTCTGCTTTATAACTTTATCGCGCTGGTCGGTGTCATACTGGCCACGCACGACATCAAGAATCCAGATGCGGCCATCCGTGTCACGGCCCATTTTGACACCGACAGTGTAGTCACCACTTCCAGCTGTCGCTGCAAGGTCCCAGGCGCGGGACATCTTCGTGAGGTTCGGTGTCGCATGCTCGATGGTGATTCGGTCGCTCTTGAAGAAACTTCCCTCGCGAGGTGTTGGATGTTGCTGGTACAAAGCACTCCACCCGTAGTCGCCGCTGTTGGCAACCATCACCTCTTTGATGCGTCCGAGTTCCTTGACGTCGTAGCGTTCAGGCCAGAGAGCTTCGCCAGGCATTCGACCGATCTGGTCCTTCTCCTCCGCGATTGCCGGCAGGTTCAGCACGGTCCATCGATGAGGTTCCGAACTGATTGCGCGAGCGGTGATGTCGTCGTGATGCCACCTGGTCGAGACGATGATGAGAGCGCCCTTCGGTTCGAGGCGCGTGTATAGATCGTCGGTGTACCAGTCCCAGGCTTTGTCACGATACAGCGCGGACTCAGCATCCTCGCGAGATCGAATCGGGTCATCGATGATGATGCGCTTGAAGCCTACACCGGTCGGAGGTGAACCGACACCACGCGCCATGAAGGTTCCGCCCTCCGGCAGTGACCATTCATCCTGTGCGGCGTTGTCCTTCGCGAGCTTTGTCCTGGACGAAACGATCTGCCTGGACTTACGGCTGAAGCGCCTCGCGATGCGCTCATTGTAGCCAGTGACCAGGACGTTCGCGCTTGGATCTCGCTCGATGCAATAGGCGCCGTATCGCACGGTCACTGTCTCTGTTTTGCCATGGCGTGGCGGCATGTGGATCGCGAGTCTGTCGATCTCACCACGCTCCACAGCGTCAAGGTGCGAAGCGATGGCGATGAGATGCCGAGCCGTAAAGGACCAACCAGGCGGAAGAGTCTCTCGCAGGTAGTCAAGGTAACAGAGAGCTGTCTGAGCACTAGTCTTCGTTTGGGCCTTCGCTGGCTGCGGAGAGAAGTTGAACCGAGAAAGTTGCAATCTTTTCGTAGAGAGTTGCAATCTGTGCGGCTGATTGGCCATTAACATACCTCTCGCTTTGTGTCGTCCTGGCGATGACCTGAAGTGCTTTGAGGTTGTCCTCGAGAACGGACGCCAGCAGATCATCAAGTGATACTGCTGGTGCCTTCGCAGTCGTGACAGTTTCCGACGCGTCGGAAACAGGTTGTAGTTTTCCGACACTTGACGACATGCGATCACGAATCGTGATGATGGTCGTTCGTGGTAAACCGTGAAGTCGAGAAACAACCGTCGGTGTCTGACCTGCCATCAAAGCAGCTTCGACCCGTGCGATTGTTTCTTCGTCGTAGATATTTGGACGTGCCATGTTTCTATTCTGGCTCATCCTGGCGCACTCTGCGCCTGTAGTGCAGCTGTCCGTGGCATAAGTAGCACAACACCTGAACATCTTCCATTAGCTCACCACCGAGTCTGATGTAGGTGATGTGATGGACATCAAGCTTGAAGCCGTCGTCCTGTCGACGGCCACACTGCTCGCATGTTCTACCTGATCGCTCCAGTGCCTTCGTCCGAATGTCCTGCCACCGTTGCGATCGCATGTACTTGCGACGGTAGTCGCGCCATGCCTCATCGACCTGATCGCCGGACGCTCCGATGGCCTTGAGCAGCAGGTAGGTGTTGGACCATGGCTTCGCCATGATGGTCTTTATGATGTGGTCCGTGTCCATGTGATCTCATCCTTTAC